GCACCCGCGCAGCTGGCCGTGACATAGGAGCATCCCAAAAGAAAGGAGGACGAACACATGGCAGACAACAAGAGACCCGGCTACGCTGGCAGCATCCAGAACACCGGCGCACAGAAGGTCAACGCGCCTTTCTCGCAGAACGTGAAGAAGGGCAACGGCCAGGTGAAGACCGGCAACGATCTTCGCACCGGCAGTTCCGGCAGCGGCAAGAGCGGCAAGTGATGCCGCTCACCGCCAGCCCCGACACTTCGCAGCAATAGCGTAAAAATGCAAGGCCCGCAGACTGCGGGCACCGGAGGGACACGTGAACGAGATCGACTACGGCGCACTGTTTGGCATCGACGAAGGCGGAAAAGAGCAGGAAGCCGCCGACCCTGCACAGTCGCAGGAAGAACAGGCGCAAGGCGAAGAAGTGCAGGAGGCCGCCGACCCTGCCGAAGAAGACCAGGACAATACACAGCAGACAACCGGCGCAGACGACCAGGCGTCTGAAGAAGACGCAGGCGGCGAGCAGCCGGAAGGCAATACAGAAACGGGCAGCGAAGGTGCGCAGGATGCGAATGCCCGCAACGCACAGTTTGCAGCGGCACGCCGGAAGGCGGAAGCAGAGCGGGATGCGGCGATTGCAAAGGCCAGAGAGGACGCCAGAGCAGAAGCGCAGCGGTTCATCGACGAGGCGTTTGCAAGCAGCGGCATGACAAACCCGTACACCAAGAAGCCCATCACCTCAAAGGCGGAGTACGAAGAGTACCGGGAGCGCTTTGAGGAAGAGAAGAAGTCTCATCTGCTCCGCAAGAGCGGGATGAGCGATGAAGAGTTCAACCAATTTGTGCAGAATCTGCCGGAGGTGCGCGAAGCGCGGGAGGCAAAGCTGGCAGCGGAGAAGGCCAGACAGGACGCCCAGGAGGCGCAGGCAAAGGTGCAGGTGGATGAGCAGCTGAAGAAGATCAGCGAGCTTGACCCGAACATCGCGAGCTGCAAGACCTGGCGAAGATGCCGAGCTATCCGCAGTTCTATGAGCTGGTGAAGAAGGGCAACAGTCTCCTCGACGCTTTTAAGCTGGCGAACTTCGAGACGCTTTCACAGGGCGCAGCGGCAAGGGCACGGCAGGCGGCCATCAATGCCGCACAGTCGAAGCAGCATTTGGCGCAGACACAGACGCGGGGCAAGGGCGCCGTGACGGTTCCTTCGGACGTGAAGGAGCTGTACCGCACCATGAACCCAGGCGTTACCGATGCGGAGATTCAGGCACACTACAGCCGGACACACAAGGGCTGAGAAAGGAGCATTTCACATGAGTTTCAAAATTCACAGCATCGATGACAACCGGATTTCGGGCATCGAGTATCTGCCGTGCGGCGCCATTACGCCGAAGGTCGGCATGGCACTTGTCCAGTCGGGCGGCAATCTCGCACTGGCAACCGGCACGAACGCGCCGACGTACATCTCCATGTGCGAGAAGGACAGCCTGTGCACGGCGGGCGACATCATCCCCGTGATTCGGGTAAACAAGGACATGATCTTCGAGACCACGTTTGCGGCGGCAGCTACCAGCGTAAAGCTGGGCAGCAAGGTCACGCTGCACACCGACGGTCTGCAGGTCACGGGCACGACCGCGAGCGGCGTGGCCGAGGTCGTCTATATGGACGGCACGGCGGCGGGCGATATGTGCCGCGTCCGCTTCTGATACCAGGAAAGGAGACATAAGCAATGGCTAACATTACCTTTACCGAAGGCTCCGGCCTTCAGGACAGCATTTTCGGCAAGAGCCAGGAACCGATCAAGATGTTCCTGGAGAAGCGCGGCGAGGCCTTCGAGCAGGCCAGCATGCTGCCGGAGCTGTTCAACATCTCCCCCAGCAACCACTGGGGCGAGAAGTTCACGACCATGACCGCGATGGAGGGCTTCCAGCCGGTCGGCGAGAACGGCGACTATCCCGTGGATGGTATGCAGGAAGGCTTCAGCAAGTTCCTGGAGCACATGACCTGGAAGAACAGCTTCTCGCTGTCGCGCGAGATCGTGGAAGACGGCAAGCTGATGGACCTCAAGAAGCAGCCTGCGGGCTTCATCACGTCGTATTACCGCACGCGCGAGAAGTTCGGCGCGGCGCTGCTCGGCGCGGCCATCACCGGCGCAACGAGCACGAAGTTCTACGGCAAGACCTTCTCTACGCTGGGCGCGGACGGCAAGTGCCTGTTTGCCAAGGAGCATCCGTCGGCACTGGGCAAGAAGAAGCAGTCGAACCTCTTTGCCGACGGCTTCTCCAGCGACGCGCTGGCTGCAGCGGAGTCTGCCATGCAGGACTTCCGGGGCGACAACGAGGAAGTCCTGGACGTGGCGCCGACGACCATCCTCATCCCGAACGAGTACACGCTCAAGCGGGATGTCTTCGCCGCGATCGGCGCAGACAAAGACCCGAACACCGCCAACAACGGCTTCAACTTCAACTTTGGCCGCTGGAACGTCATCGTCTGGCCGTACCTCAACCAGTTTATCACCGCAGGCACGAAGCCGTGGGTGCTGCTGGACAGCAAGTACAACGAGGAATACGGCGGCGCCGTGTGGCTTGACCGAGTGGCGCTGGAGGTTCGCAGCGAGCTGGCAGGCAACGACGCCAACGTCTGGAAGGGCTATGCGCGTTTCATCGCGGGCTTCAACGACTGGCGGGCGTTCTGTGTCGGCGGCGTGACCGGCGGCACGCAGCTTGTCGGCGGCTGACAGGAGGGCTTCAGGATGGGAAAGTACACAAGGTTCACAAACCTGGAAGTGACCGATGAACTGAAGCTCGGCAGCATGAAGGCGTCCACGTCCAAGGTAACGGCCGCAGATGCGGCCGCCGCCGCAGGCTCGGCACCGACAAAGGCGGAGTTTGACGCCGTCGTCACGCTGGCAAACGAGCTGAAGGCGAAATATAACGCGCTGGCCACAAAGCTGAGCGCGACAACCTGACACACAGAACCGGGACGGCGGCGCTTGCCGTCGCCCCGGCTTTGCATTTTTCGAGGAAGGAGGTGCCGGGCATGGCAACCTTGAAGAGCGTCATCGACATGGTGGACGAGATCAAGCCGAACGCCTTCTCCAACGAGGCAAAGACGCAGTGGCTCAACGAGTGCGAGGGGCTGGTGCAGACGGAGGTTCTGCTCTTCGCAAGCGAAGAGATCATCACCTACCACTATGACGCAGATAAGGACAAGGAGCTGCTGGCGCAGCCGCCGCACGACAAAATCTACTGGGCCTATTTGACGGCCATGATCGACTTTGCAAACGGCGAGTACAACAAGTACCAGAATACGATGCAGGTATTCAACAGCTTTTTCAGCGAGTTCATGCGCTGGTTCGCGCTCAACTACCATCCGGCAGACACCCACATGGAGGTGTATGTATGAGCTACACGAAGATCGGAACCGAGTGGCGCGGGTATTACATCACGGCATACGGCATCGCCGTGAAGCACGGATTCATCGGAACCGAAGAAGAGTGGCTGGCCAGTCTGAAGGGCGACGGCGGCGAACCGGTCGTCATCCGCTACAGCGAGACCGACGGGCAGCTGCAGTGGAAGTATGAAAACGAAGACGACAGCGCGTGGCGTGAGATTCTGACGCTTGCAGATTTGCAGGGAGACCTGGTTTCTGCGACGATCTCACAGGCGCAGGCGGCCAAGGCAGCGGCAGAGGCGGCAAAGACAGCCGCGCAGTCGGCAGCATCGAGCGCCCAGGCCGACGCCAGCGCTGCACAGACGGCAGCAGCAACCGCCAGCACGAAGGCGGCAGCGGCAGCCGCTTCTGAGCAGACAGCTTCCGGGGCAGCGGACACGGCACAGGCGGCCGCCACAAAGGCGGAGAACG